GCCCTGCATTTGCTCCATATACGGCATCCCGCCTCCTTACCCAACGTGTGGGGCATCGAATAGTTTTCGTGACTCGGCTTGACGGGTGAAGTCGTCAAACAGGCGGCGCAAGTGCGGCTCCAGATCGCGGGACAATTGCGCCGGATCTTTTACGTCCCCCTGCACCGTGATGGCCAAATTCGGCGCAAACGTCAGCTTCTGCTCGATCTTGGCCGGCGGCGGCATGGGAGCCGGCGCCGGCTTGAGCATCATCGGCGGCACGGCCCCCAACTTCGACTCGGGCGCCATCAGCGCCCGGGCGACATCGCCCATGGCCGGCCCTGGCAACGGCTTGAGCAGTAATGGCGACGGCGCCAAGGCGTTTGGGCTAGCCTGGGCCTTGGCACCAAACATCGCCTTGCCTGCCTGGCCGCCCAGCTCACCCCCACCCCAGGCACCGAGCATGCCGCCGATCAGCCCACCGACCACGGTACCAATCAACGGCACCACGGAACCGACCGCAGCCCCTGCGGCGGCGCCGGCCATAGTGCCAGCCAGCGTGCCCGCCGCATTGCCGTAGCCCTCGGCCTTCTCGTCCCGGGTCTTGGCCGTCTGATAGACCTCGACCGCCTTCAGGCCTGCGCCCAGCACGGCCAGCGGCACGGTCGCCTTGACCACCGTAGCCGCACTTGCCAGGCGTCCGCCCTTGCCTGCACCCTTCGCGGCCTCGCCGGCAGCGCCGGCAACGTCAGGTCCGGCCGCCGTTGGGTTGGTCACAAACACGCGCTGGACGGCGTTTTGCTGGCCTGCCATCGCGCCTCGAGTGACATTGAGCAGGCCCCGGCCAATCTTGATCGCCGCGACCACGTTGCGCAGCGCGAGAATGCCCGCCCCGGCCGCCGCCAGGCCTATGACCAGCGGCGGCGCCTTGTCCGTCAGATTGGTAATGCCCCGCGCCGCCGTGGTCAGCCCTTCGGCCAAGGCATCGGTCGCCGGCCGGATCGCATCACCAATGCTGCGCAATGCGTCATTACCGGCCTGGGCCATTTCGGCCCACTTCTGCGACGACGTTTCCCGGCGCTCGGCCAGGTTCTTGTCGAGAATGCCAGACGCTTGCGCCCCGTCCTTTTTCAGCTGCTCGTAAAGCTGCTTGTTCTGTACATAGGCCGTCAGCGCGGCCTTGACCTGCATGTCGGCGAAGAGGTCGCCAGTGCGCAATGCCTGCTCCAGGGCGTTGATCATGGCCTGGGCTTTGGCCGGGTCCGCCTCCTGGCTGATCTTGGCCGTAGCCTCGGCCATCTGCTTGGCCTTGTCCGGATCGGTCGCCTCGATGTAGCGCTGGGCCAAGGCAAAGCTGGATTCCAGCGTCGACATGCCTTTCTGCAGACCGGTGTTCATCGAGCCCTGGTAGTCGATCCCGGCCTTGTCATAGGCCTTGACCACATCCCCCGAACCGATTTTTTCCATCCAGTTTTTAAGATTGTTGGCGGCCTCGTCTGCGCCGCCGGCAGTTTTCATTTGCACCTGCAGCATCGCGCCGAGCTGGGTCACGGCATCCATACCGTTGATGCCCAGCTTGCCCATGCTGGCCAGCAGCTCGGGAAACCACTTGGCCATGTCACTGGCTTCAAAGCTGCCCGCCTGCCCCTGGTAGGCGATCGCCTCCAGCGCCTGCTGCATCTGCTTGGGGTCGCTGATCTGGGCGTTCTGCTGCAGCGCCTGGATCATCTTGGCCGTGTCGGTACCACCTGAGCCCTGGCCAACCACGAACTTGGCCGCCACCGGCGCATACTCCAACGCCTTGGCCAGGTCCATGCCGGCGCTTACCAGCTGATTGACCACATCGGCCACGTCGTTTCGCCCCATGCCGGCGCGCTCCGAGGTCTGGATAATGGTGCGCGACATCTGCGCCTCGGCCGGCGCATTGGCAATGCCGGCCTTGATGGCGATGTCGCGGATCATCGCCTGATAATCGGCGCTAACCTTGGTCGGGATCGCCGCCACACCCGTGGCGGCCACGGCCTGACCGATGCCGCTTTTCAGGCTGGCCCGGCCCTCGTCAATTTGCTTGTGCCCCTTCAGCTGCAGGTCAGCGCTGCGCGCCACCTGGCCGAGCACCTTATATTCCCGGGCCAGGCGACCTACCTCCACGCCCTGTTTGCGCAGGCTGGTCAGGTTGTTTTCCAACCGCCGCAGCAGCGCCGAGGCGCCTTTCTCGCCACTGTCATGCGCCTTCTTCCACTCATCGCGTAGACGCATCGTTTCGCCGATGGTCTTCTGCAGCACCCGCGCCTTGTCGCCCTGCGCGGAAAGCTTGTCGATGTGCCTGCCCACATCCTTGAACGCGGCGCCCACGGTCGTACTGACCGCGCCGCCGATCACTAGACCGAGTGCCAGTTTATTTGCCATAGAAGGGCCTTGTTACGCGTAACGGGAGGGAATGGGCTCAGTCCATGAGCCACCAGAGCATGCGGTCAAACGGCATGCTCTCGATTTCGGCGGCCGAGAAGTGGAACTCCTGGGCCAGCCGCTTAGCGGCCGCTCGCTGCGTCGTAGGGGTAAGGCTCATCATCTTCGACCAGGCGAAAATAGCCGGCCTGCAGGCGGTTGTAGTCCACCACGGTCAGGCCCTCGACATCCTTGGTGCCCACATCGGCCAGGCTGGCCAGCAAGATCACTTCGCGTTTCTCATCATCCCCAGCCGATTGCTGAGTGGCCTGGCGGACATCGAGCACGCACGGGGCGCGCATGTTGAGGGTGTTGACCTTCACGCCGTTGCACTCCACGGCCTTGCGCAGCTTGATGCTTGCGCCGTCCTCGGTCAGGGTCAGCCAGCTCGGCAGCTTTTTCTCAGTAGTCATCGTCATAGCTCCTTACATGCCCAGTGCGTTACGCACGTCCATCAGTTGGTCGACGCCATTAATGACGCGCACCGAGCTCACAGGATCGATTTCGTACATCACGCGGCCATCGATCTCCAGCTTGTAGTAAGTCACGGCGACGGCGTACTTGAACTCGGCCTTGTCGCCGGCCTTCCAGTCGCCCGGGTCGACTTCCTTGAGGCCGCCGCGCAGGGTCGCCACCACGGCAGTGACCGCACCTTTCTGGCCCTTGAAGGCGCCCCGGAACGTGGCGTTGAAGCCGGTTTGATCGAAGGCGCCGAAATACTTCAGCACCTCCTTACGTACACCGTTGGTGGTAAAGCTGGCCTCCAGCTTTTCCAGGCCCATGTCCATCTCTACCGGCGCATCCATGCCGCCACCCCGGTACTCGTCGGTTTTAACCGTCAGCTTGGGCAGGGTCAGGCTCGGCACATCGCCCTGCAGGCTGGTACCGGCGACGAACAGGTTAGTGTTGAACAGCGTTTGCGGAATCATTGAGCGCCTCCTTAGGCAGCTTCTAGAACTTCAGTCAGCCACTCGTTAGTGACCTCGATTTGGAAAATCGGGTTTTCCGCCGGCGGTACATCGGTAAAGCGGATCGTCCAGTACACCCGGCCCTGTTCAATCTGGGTGGCCGTGTTCAGCTCGGGATCGGCGTACACCTCGAAATTGATCACGGCGCCCAGGGCCTTCAGGTCGCGCATGAACGCCTGCAGGCCCTCGGTCACATCCTTGATGTAGGTCTTGGTGATGCCCAGGTCCACGGCCCACTTGTGGCCCGCCTGGATCGCGTCCATGACCATGTCGGTGGTGCGCACGCGGGTGACAAAGGACCATTTCGGATCGCTGGACAGGGTGCGGTTGCCCCACAGACGGAACCCGCCATCACGGATGATGGTGGTGACGTTGGCCGCGTTGAGCAGGTTGGCCCGGCAGGTCGGATCACCGTCCAGGTACTCGACCGGCCGGCCGGTGCCGGTGATGCCCGCGATTTCCTTGTTCGACGGCGACGCCCAGAAGCCAAAGCGCGCATCGGTCTGCGCGAACAATCCCGCCGCATGCGCGGACGCCGGCACGCTCTCGTCGGCGTTGGCCACCGTGCTCCACTGCTTGACGCCGGGGTCGACCAGGAAAAAGCGCTTGGAGCCAAAATTACCGGCAAAGGCAATGGCCGCCTCGTCGGTGGTGTTCGGCCCGTCGATGATGGCCATCGCCTTGAGCTTGTCCGCCAGCACGCCCATGGCCGTAGTCACCGCCTCGGTGCTGCTGTGCTTGGGCGCGATCAATAACCGCGGCCGCAGGTTGAACAGGCTTTTACCGTCCAGCAGCGCTTGCAGGCCGGTACGTTTGCCGTCCCCCGCCACGCCGCCAATGATTGCGCTAGTCAGCACGCCCGCCTCGGTGCCGGTCGGCACCCCTACCGCGACGATCGCCGCGGCGGCCTGATTGAAGATGGCCAGGGCGGCCTTGGTCAGTGCCGAGTCGGCAC